GCAAGCTATTGCTGACGATTTGCAGCTGTGGATTGATTTGCTGCGGACTTTGTATGACCTGAGTAAATTCGGTGCTATACAAAGCTCTGCCGTTGTAATGCCAAAGACCAGCTTGCGTATAACGGCCAGACTGCCCATTGAAAGCAATCAATGTTCCGTTTGGCAAAGTGGTGATATACATCTCACTTGGCGCTAGAGCGGCAAATTGCGTTACCTGATTCAGCGAAGTGAACAGAGCCGATTGCTTTGTATAAGTGCTGTCTTCTTCTTGGTATATTTCTTGCGAATAATGCAAGCTGCCAAGTTGGTTGAAGGTTTGAGGCGCTATCCCTTTGGGGGTTGGCGCATTCAATGGGGTGGTGTCAAACGAAGAAAGATCGTATTGCGCTGACTTCTTGGCAAGAGATTTAGCATTGACCCAAAACACATAACCGTCAATTGGCAGAACCAGTCTTTTGTAAAGCACAAAAGTCAGCGTTTGATTGGCGCTGATTGTGGTCGTGCCAAGCTGTAAGCCCGAAGCCAGCTCTTGCGGTGCACCAGTGGTTTCGGATACTGTTGCCATTATTCAGTCCAAGCCTTGAAGCTGGATTGCAAAACGCCGGAATCAATAAAAGAAGGGCGGCGTGGTCCTTTTTTCTGTTTGAATCGAAGGCTCATGCCCTCTAGCGCAGCTTTAGTAGGTACGCCTTTAATACCAATACGCTCTACGCCTTGTTGCGAGAGGTAATCTTCTTTAAATAAGTGCTCAATGTCTTGCATTGCGTCCGCAAACGGGTCAACATTGGGCGCACCTGCCATGAGGCTAGCCAAGGCATCGTCTGCACTTTTTGCCAGAATTTTGTCCAGATCGTCAAGACCGTATTCAACAAAGTTGCTAAATAACCCATATTTATCTTCCAAAATGTTGGCAACATCAAATGACGATACCCCATTGGGTTCTGGCACATCGATAACGCCAAGGTGGATTTTCAAGTAAGCCCCCAAACCGTGCCAAGTTGCTGCAAATATGCAATCGCTTGGCGACCATAAGGGTCTTTGATACGCTGAAGGCTGACCAAATCCAAGTTAGATAAGCCATCACCGATTTGCAACGATTCGCTGGTGCTTGAATCAGAGGCAGAGGATACTACGCCAGCAACAAAGTTATTGATGCCATAGGCTTGCCGTGCGGTAGCAAAATAAGTTTGACCAGATTGGTCTTGTTGCCACTGCAAGAGCTGGCTGCCGCCCCAGTTATATACGGTTGCTGTATAGATAACAGGGCTGAGATTGGACATCCAAGGTGGAATCATCTCAATAGCAAAATCATATGCCGTAGCGATGCCGGGGTCATTATTAGGAAGCGCCGCAAGGGGAATGCCCATCACGGCATAAACCCAAGTCGTAAACCCAGCAAGTGTTGGCGTTGTATCTGGCATGGCGCATATTGTAGGCACAAACCAAAAAAAAGAAAGCCCCAGTTACGGGGCTAAAGGGGCAACTGCGAATCACCCTTAGGAGCAAATGAACATTTGCACTACGGATTATACCTTTCGGGCACGACCACGGCGAGGTGCGGGACCACCATCTTTCACAACAGTAATCGTTTCGTTAAATTTACCTTCAGAAGTATCGGCGGGACCACGAGGTTCTTCGACTACTTCAATTTCTAATGCGCCTTTTTGCGTAAGACCACGTTGTTGGGCAAGTTCGCTAAACTTTTGGTCTTGCACCACAGCGGTGACGGTGCGGGCTTGCAAAGCACGATCAATCTGTTCTTGTTCAGTTTGTGTAAAACCATTTTGGATTGCTTCGACACTAATCGGCTTATCCAAACGATAGCAAAGACCGCCAAAGCCTTTTTTTATTTTACCAACTTCCATCATTCCATACAGCGAATGCTGTTGAATGATTCGATCAGTTTCGTCTTGGTTGTGGTTAAGTTCAATCTGGCTACCAGCACGAATTTTGTGCATGAAAGGGCGCACATTTTCGGGCAGCATGTAGGTGAAATCGAACTCTTGCTTAGAGCAATTTGCGATATAAAGTTTTGACATGGATTTTCCCTTTAGGGTGAAGGTCAGGGGTGATGCGCCAACCTTTTTAAGATTGGCCCCTGACCCTCATAAAAATGCACTCAGCATCACTTGAGCAAAATATATTATGACGCAAAAAAGCCCACCGAAGTGGGCTCTCTTGGCATTGACTAAAAATCAATAAGCAGCAGACAACACGGTCAGTGCTTCTGGACGGATACCCCAGCCAGAAGTCGAACGCATGGTGTACAGAGTGGTGATGCCGCCATCAGGGATGGGGGTAGGAATTTCGGTGGGAGCCGAAACGTCCGTCAACATCAAAGAGGTAGCAGTTTGGTTAGGCGTCAATTGAGCAAACACGTTGGTGTTAATCTTAGCGTTAGCCTTAGGAATCTTGAGTTCAGGAGCAATCAACAAGATAGCGTCAGCGCCACCAGAACCTTGGCCGATCAGGGTGTCGTCAGCAGCGAAGCTAACGTCATCACCACCCGCCCATTTAGCCACGGTTTCCACCAAGCCAGCAGCGGTTTCAACACCAGCACCAACACGTTGGAATTGGGTCAAAGAAACCACGCCAGAGTAGGAGATTTGGCTGATGAAGCGTTGGGGAGCCAAGAACACCAAGCGCAGAGGCAGACCGATTTGCAAGGTGCGAACCTTCAAAGAACCGATCAAGTTCAACAAGAACTGAGCCAGTTGGCCGGAATCCCAAGTGCTGTAACCAGTGTTGCCATTGGAGTCAGCGCCCAAAGAAACGGCAGTAGCGCCGGAAGTATTTACCAAGCCTTCGCCGTTGGCAGGGTTAAAGCCGTACAACAAAGCATTACGCAGTTGTTGGGCGATACCTTGACGAGCGGCCAGACGCATAGCTTCGGGCAAAGCATAACCCCAGTGCGAGGTAGCAGCTTCATCGAAACCATCGTACTGAGCACGGGTTTGCATACGATAAGTAGCGGTGCTAATCATCGAAGGAATGACCGATGCGCTGGGCAGTTGGTTAACTTGCGATTGATTAGCTTGGACTTGGGTAGTCAGCTGAATCTTTTTCGCATAAACATACAGATCGCTTTCGCCCAAGCGAGGCATTGGGTTTTCACCAGCCAAAGTGGTGAAAGCGCCAGAAGCCAAGCTGTACTGCATGATGAGTTCAGGCATCATGAAGTGGGGGTTAGCGGTAATGAATGACGGTGCAAAAGCGGACATGATTGTGTTCCTTTTTTAGTTGGTTAGATCAGGCACACAGCCAAGGCTTCTGTGTAAATCCAGTTCAAAGCGCCAGTGCCACTGTTGTAGCTGGCAGTCTTATTGCCGGTTGTGCTGATGGACAGGATACGCACAGGAAATGCGTTGGTGCTGTCGTAAGTGGTGAGCCATTGGGCAGAATAATCCCAAGTAACTTGCTGAGTAATCAAGCCACCATCCAACGAAACCAATGCGGGGTTAATACGCAGAGGAATACGAGCGCCGGAGCCGAAACGATAGAAGTTAACGCTAGAACCAGCAGCAAACTGAGGGCAAGTGCTGGTAGGAGTGGTAACGCCGCCGTAGGCTTGGTTAAACACGGTAATACCAGTGGTGTTAGCCAAGCTAGTAGCTAACAAAATGGTAGAGCCCAAAGTGTTAGTGCCGGGCTGCGTAGCTGCGGCAGGGATATCTTCCGAAATTGGTTGACCGCCCCACAAAGGAGTAGTAGCCGCAGATGAAACGATACCGCCAGCCAGAGCAAACTTGACTGCGGGGTCATCGAGGGCATCACCTTGAGTGTAGCCAGCCGAGTTGGTGTTGAACAGACCAGAAGCGTTGGTCGTCAACATTGGATTGAAAGCAATAGAACCGCTCATGGTTTACCTCTTATCGTTGGTTGTTAGGCAGGTTGAAAGCGGTAACACGCATTGCTGGCAACTTAAAGTCATTCAGCCATGCGGACATATCGCCCTTAAACTTGGTAATGGTGCGGCCAGAACGGTCACGCTCAGTCAGTTCGATCAATTGACCATCAGCGTAAGCGCCGGGGTTACGGCTTGCGGCCAATGCGTCAGCAAAGATTTGCTTTTCAGCAATAGCCAACATGGCGTTGTCTTTGATTGCTTTGAGGTCAACAGACTTCCAGCTATCAGAATAAGATTGCAAACCACGCAACAGGCGTTTACGGTAAGCCATCAGGTTTTCGCCTTTCAAAGGGCGGCTAGCTGATTTGCCAAATGCGGCCATGACGCTATCGCAATGGGCTTGGGCATCAGCCATTTTGGCTTCTTCCTCTTCGTCAGCCTTCATTGCTTTTTCTTCATCATCGTCCATTTTCATGTCATCATCGTCGTCGGGCTTAATTTCGCCAGCAGGACCATGAACGACAGGGTTTGAGCCTTCAGCGTCTTTACGCTTCTTCTTGGCATCATCGCCTTTGCGAGCAACATATTTATGTTCCATCGCATCGTCTTTTTTCATATCTTCTTCATCGTCATCATCCTTCATGGATTCATCATCCATTTTGGAATCGTCATCGTCTTTACGCTTTTTATCAGCGGCAGACACCAGCGGGGGAGCTGGCATATTTTCCATAGCATCTACCCGAGCTGAAATTTTCTTCAGTTCGGACAAGATGGTGCTCAAAGCATCGCCTGCGGCATCTGCCTTCGGCTCAAGTTTCTCTGTCATATCAGACACCTCAGGGTTGGTTAATAAAACTCCGGCTGGTTCGCCACCTTTGTCCCACACTCCCTTTGAACCATGCGATTTTGTGACAATCGCAATGTGGTCTAAAAGAAATGGAGTACCTTCTATAAGCAATGGCTCTCCCGCCTCAGTGCGTAGTGTAGTATTTCCACTGAATTCGTCAAATACTACCGCTGGGCTAGTCGAGATGTCGCCTTCGCAAATCTCGGCCATTGCTTTGTCGTCATAAATCTTTGCAATGCCCCAAACTTCATCGCCCTTAATGTAAGGCAACATAATGGAACCGATTGCTCGATCTTTAAATTCTTTCGTATCAAGCACAGCCCCATCGGGATGGTCCATTATGACCATCAAACCATTACAGCGGTCAACGAATTCTTGATTTAAATACAAACTTGCATCACGCCAAACGTGTTCACCAATTTTGCTGCGATAAGCAAGGCCAGTGCCTGTTATGCGGATGTTCAGCAGGTGCATGTTGCCGTAAGGCTGTGGGCTTGGAAGAATGTTGTCCCGCATCAGGTGAGCAATATCAAGCTCAGTTCCAGCGCCAGCAACTTTAAACGCTACTTCAAGTCCGGGGTGCAGGGGCTGCGGGGCTTGTTCGGGCTTTGCCCAATCGAATCCTGTCGACTCGTAATTGAGGGTGACTGGGAACTTCTCCACGCCTCTCGCAAGAAAAGTGACAAATTGCCCGTCATCGTGCAGTCGCTCCAAAGCGCCTTGGAAGTCGATACCCGTTTCCTCTTTGCACTCTCGTCTTGCGGCTTCTTCATCCGATTCACCTTCAGCTAAATGACCTCCGGGAACGCACCAAGTGCCGGGAAAGTCTCCACCATTGCCTCGGCGAATGAAAAGCGTTTCACCATCATTCGTGGTAAACATAATGCCAGCGGCTCGAGTAAATGGACCGCCTTGAGGGTCGATGGGGAAGCGTTCCGTTTCTGGCAAAGGGGCTTCAGCATCAGGAATGCAATTAGGGACGGACTTTCCGTCTTTTTCTTTCATTCCCATTTGTTTGTAGCCTTTCCAGCATGGGTCTTCGTCTTGCTTGGCGTCATCTTTAGCGTTAGATACTAAACGAGCAAGCTTTGAGATTTCTGCCGATAAAAGTTGTAATTGGCTTTTTACGTTGCCTTGGTCTGGATGCGCCAATGCGTGTATTGGGTCATCTGTAATTTCCGGCACTTCATCGGTTTTGGAGTGCTGGATAAATTCTTTAGCCACTTTTTCGGGGATACCAATGTTGCCGTGGCCTGATGCAGCGGCGTACATGGCTTTGCGTTGGGCTTCGGATTCAAATGGCATGGTGCGGATTGTAAAAGTTATTTGATACTCTGGGCAAGTGATTCCCTGCCTTTAGCGGTCAACATTTCTTCCGGCAAACGATTGAGGCTAAAAATGTAGGTGTAATTGCATCGGCAAAACACTTCTTCTCCGGGTTGAGTAATGTCATCCGTGTATCCATCAGCGCCAGCTTTCATTAAGCCTTTTTTTTGCGCCCAATTGCCCCTAATGGCGTAAATCTTTTCATCCCGCTCTTTGTGGTCTTCACGATAGTCGTAATGTGGTTGCCTCCAACGGCTTCGCCATTTAGCAGCTATCGCCCCGCCTTCCAACGCCACAATATCGTTAATGGCTGATGTAAGTTTATGCGTTTGGTCAATCGCTACCCTTCGCTCGTTAAAGTCCATAGCGGCAAGAGATTTACGGATATTTTCTTTTTCGGCAACTTTATCTACGACTTTACTGCCGCCAATGGGTTGTGCTGTTGCCCAGCCTTGGAAACGCCGCAAAGTAGTGCTGACCGCTTCTTCCCGATTCAATTTGATAAGGTTTACGCTAGCAAGAATGCGCCGCTGTAACTCCATGCGAAGTTTTGGCTTTAGTTTTTCCAGCGTATAGGCGCTAACACTTGGCTGTTTAGATAGAACGCCTTTTTTGGTCACCAAGCGGGTAAAGACACCACCAAACGCTTTACGAATATCTTTTTCAGTTTGCTCAGGCGTCCGAAGGCTTAACAAAGCAGCAATGCGTATTTCGTTGACCCAATAGTCCAACGCTTTTTGAGAGGTATAGCCGTTTTCGGCAAAGAAGTTTACCGCTTCGGTTAACACCTCAAAGAATGAACGCTTTTTAGCCACGAGGTTTCGGCTCTTGAGGTTGTTCCAATGGCACTGGAGGCTCAAATTCTGCAATGGCTTCCATATCCAACATCAATTCGCTTTGGAATGTGTCTGGCATTTGGTTCAAATTATCTTCTGCCCATTTGAGCATACGAGCCCTGTTTTCGGGGTCAATGACCGGCAAGAATGTGCGGAGAATTTCAGTAATGCCTCTTAGCTTAACTTCGTCTGTTTTAACCCGCTCGCTGGCTGGTTCTTCCATTAAGCTAGGCCAATCGGCTTGAAAACTCTCTGTCAATTCGTAGAAGAAAGCATTGTAATTTTTGCCTTCAAATGCTTCGGGATACTTGGCAACCATGCCTTCGTAAAACGACTTATTCCATGCTCGGTGCATGACAATTTTGTCAAAATATCGGAAAAGCGGATCCATGTCTTGACGCAAACCATCAATGTATTGCACCACAGCCTTGGTGTCTTCTGTGCCTTCACCGAATCCTTTGGTAAATGCTTCATCTTTAAGCATCAAAGCAGGGACATCTGTTGCGGCAGCAATGTTGGCAATGATGTTATCCCGAGCTACCGTCATTGCTTTGTCGGTGTTATTCAGATCAATTGATGAAATTTCTTCATCCAGCTGAATTGACAAGACGTTGCCTGTTTGGGCTTCCTGTAACAGTTGGCGTTTGATACCAGCTGCTTTGCTCATCAGATTTGTCAACACGCTTCCGGGCTGTTGAATTTTGGCAATGACTACCCCGGCTTTAAGGCTTACCA